AACCCGCTCTTTGTACATTGCACGAATTGAAAACTGTTTATGGTTTAAATGACTTGGCTGATTTTCATGAAGCAATGGACGAAGAGGAAGAATATCAACGTAGATTTAAGGAGTTGAAAAAATGAAAGAATATGATAAGATTTGGTTGCAAAGAAAGTTTAAATATAAATCCGGAAATAAACTTCGGAAGAAGTGTTGCAAATCTATACTTGGCATTAGGTCAAGGGGTTATTAAAAATGAAAGGCACAAGCATTGGTGATTTCTTTGTATCCCTTGGTTTTAATGTCGAGGATAAAGAACTTGTCAATTTTGAAAAGCATTTGCAGACCGCTAAACTTGCCGCTATAGCTTTCGGAGCGGTAGCAGTGGCAGCAGCGGGTAGCCTTGCAATATTTACCGCCCATACTGCGGAAGCCATAGATAGCCTAGGTGATTGGGCAAATGAAGAGAATGTGAGCATTGAGGCGGTGCAAGAACTTGGGCACGCTGCACAGTTAAGCGGTTCCTCTCTAGAAGCGGTTAAATCAACCGTAGATGGGTTGAACCGGGTAACTGGTGAGGCAGTATTGGGCCTTGGGCGTGGTGCGAAGGTCTTTGAGAAGTTGGGGCTAGATGCTAAGGGTGCGGATGGGAAGGTTAAATCCTTTGATGTGGTGCTTGCTGAAGTTGCAGAAAAAATGCAGGGGCTATCTCGCCAAGAACAAATTGGTATGGCGGAAAAGTTGGGGATTGACCGTTCCCTGATACCATTGCTTGAAAAGGGTAAGGATGGGATACAAGCATTACGAGATGAAGCCCGGGCGTTCGGTATAGTAAGCGAGGAGGATGCTAAGCAAGCGGGCGCATTCCAGGATTCTATGGACAGAACTTTGTTTCTGGTCAAAGCCCTTAAGGAGCAGGTGGCTATTAAGTTGATGCCCTCGCTTCGGGATTTAGTGGACAGGTTTAGAAGTTGGGTCTTAGTCAATCGGGATTGGATTAGTCTCAGAATTGACCAAGTTCTGGCAGTAATAAGCGGTACGGTTTCCTTCCTGGCGGATTGGTTGTTCCGTTTGGTTAATGTGGTCAAATTTGTTGTTAATGCGTTCTTTGAACTTAACCCGGTATTACAGGCGGCGGGTGTTGCAATGTTGTTATTCTGGGCTAGAGCTCTATTAGTCCCGGTTGCTCTGGGTGCTATTGCTGCTGCAATAGTTTTGATTGTCGATGACCTTATTAATTGGGTTGAAGGTAATGATTCCCTTATTGGGCAAATATTAGCCAAATATCCGGATGTTGCTTTACAGGTCTACGCGGTTGCTGCTGCGGTGACAGCGGTAAAAGATGCCTTTGTTGGGTTGGGTGTCTGGATAGGGGAATCCATTGCGAAAGTCGTGATGTTTGTGGAAAAAGCTCAGGGGTTGTTTAATTTGGGTTTCGGTGGTGGTGCAAGTATGCGAATTCCGCAATTTAGCGCAGGTTTAAGCGGTGCAAATAACTCGCTTAATGCAAATGGCGGGGTCGTTGGGAAAGCAGGCTCTAATACGCAGAATTCTAGCAATAACACAACCAATCAGACAAACCATTTCAATATTAAGTCAACCGACCCGGTTAAAGCGGGTCACGAGGTTAACCGGGCATTAAGCAATACGAATAGAAATGCTGCACGTAACCACAAATCACAGGTGACCCAATGACAACCGCGTCTATTTTGAGAACCATGGGCGGGTTAAGCTTTGATGCTGTATTCGAAGAATCCCACGACTACGAATTGCAGGTCACGGATAACCCCGTTGAGTCGGGGGTTGTGGTCAGCGACCATGCTTTTATGCTACCTGTTCACGTTTCCATAAGTGCAGGGGTGACAGATGCCCCGCTTGCGGATAGTGGTCTAGGGCCTTATGGGTCAGATAGCCGCTCAATAAAGGCTATGGATTTGTTAACTACTTTACAACGGTCAGCAGAACCCTTTGATGTACAAACTGGTCTTAAGTTATATAAGAATATGATTTGTACAAACTTGAAGACAAGCCAAGATAAGGATACCTCCGGGGCTTTGATTTTTGTTGCTGATTTAAGAGAAGTGATTATTGTTAATACACAGACGGTTAAATACAAATCCAAGAAAGTAAAAACAACCGCGAACAGCTCAACTTCTAAAGGTTCCAAGACTATAACAGATAAGCAAGCAACCCCTAGAGCGGGGGCTACCGCCCGCCAGGCAAGCCCAATCGTTGACCGCTCTGAAGTCAAGGGGAATGATGTAACCACAAAAAAATCGTCCGCGCTATACAAGACGGGCATAGGGGCATTATTATGATTCTGGAAATACCCATATTGGAATCGGTTGCTCAAGAGATGGTACTGCAATTCGGTAACATAAAATACAGATTAGGCTTACAGTACAATGAACGCTCGCAGGTGTGGACGATGAACATCATGGAGGATGTTAGTAAGTTATTTTTAATTTATGGGGTTCCTTTGGTATTGGGTCAGGAATTACTCGCTCCTTATAATTTCAACATTGGCAAGATGTTTATAGCTGATAAGAATAAAGACGGGGCAGAACCCAATTTTACAGGGTTCACCGATGATGCGGTGTTGGTATGGTTTAGTCCGGATGAGGTGATCGCATAATGGCTCGCCAATGGAAACGTAATGTGGAAGTATTGGTGGGCTCCCAAGACGAGGGAATTGTGGTTAACCAATTGCGTATCCTATTTGATATTACCAAGACTGTGGATGAAATACCGAATAGCGTGGTGGTCAAAATTTATAACCTTAACCCAACTAATGAAGCTAAGATTAAAAATGAATTTAAGGATATGGTGGTTCGTGCTGGTTATGTAGACCAAGAGCGTTTAATATTTACAGGTTCAATCAAGTATGTGTATCGCTACCGGGAAGGCAATGATTACGTGACTGAGATTGAAGGCGGAGACGGGGACGAGGATTATAAGACGAGTGTTATCAATGAGACGTTATCCGCGGGTACGAGCGATGACCAGCTTATTGATAAGGCCGTGTCTACGTTTGGCACAACCAAGAAAGGGTATGTGAAGTTAAAGGGTAAGACCCGCAGACGGGGAAAGGTCATTAGTGGTAATACCAGAGACGTGGTGCGGCAGGTTGCTATTCGGAACGGTGCGAACTGGTCAATACAGGATGGACAATTAACCATTGTTCATGTTGATGATACTTTACCAGACGAGGCTATTGTTATTAATTCCGAGACTGGTATGTTATCCGCCCCAGAAACCAATGACCGGGGCATTGCGGTCAAATGCCTACTCAACCCACAATTAAAAATTAACGGGGTGATACAGCTAAACAACAATGACATAAAAGCAAAACGTAATCGCCCGCAGTCTTTAGCAGTACCTAGAGAAAAGAAAGAAAGCGTTCAGCAAGACCCGGTTCGACAAGACCCGGACGGGATTTATAAAATAATTAAGATAACACACAAAGGCGACAACCGGGGCAATGAGTGGTTCTCGGAAATTGAATGCGTGGGCATCGGGGAGCCCATCCCCAAAAGCAGGAATGTCTGATGTTTGGAATTGACGATGCTATAGCTGCGGTGAGTACCTTAGCGGATGATGTGGTTAAACGGGTATGGCCTGATGCCACGGAAATTGAAAAGGCTAAGCTTGAGCAGGCTGTTCAAGAAATGCAAAACAAATACCAATTAATATTATCCCAACTGGAAATAAACAAGATTGAAGCAGCTAATCCAAGTCTGTTTGTTTCAGGTTGGCGACCTGCTGTTGGTTGGGTGTGTGTTGCCGGGATGGCTTATGTTGCAATTCTTGAGCCATTAGCCCGTTTCTTGGCTGTTGTTGGTTTTGCTTATACGGGTATTTTTCCGGTAATTGATACCACCATAACCAGCCAGATTTTATTTGGCATGTTGGGTCTGGCTACTGCTCGCACTGTTGAGAAGGTCAACGGAGTTGGGGCAATATGAACTACTTAGTTGAATATCAAAAACAATTAGGCTTAACCGCTGATGGCGTCATGGGGCCGAATACTGCCAAGGCGATGATGGCGGACTTAGGCATTACTGACAAGCTATTCTTTGCTCACATGATGGGGCAGGTTGCACATGAAAGCGGGTTGTATAAGAATGCACGAGAGAACCTGAATTACAGCGAAGAAGGATTGATGAATATTTTTAGGAAATATTTTATTGGCAAAGTCGGTTCAAGATCAGCAAAATATTATGCACGACAACCTGAGAAAATAGCCAATTTAGTCTACGCCAACCGTATGGGCAATGGCGATGAAGCAAGCGGTGATGGTTGGAAATATCGCGGCATCTTCGGTTTGCAGTTGACGGGCAAGGACAACATCGTGGCGTTCATCCGTCACCTGGGTTTGCCCGACGACACCAACCCTGACAGCCTGTTGGGAGACCCTAAGAATTATTTTTTGGCGGGTAAGTATTGGTTTGAGAAAAACGGGGTTCATAAGCAATGCACATCTACAGCTACATCGTGCATTATAACAGTGACTAAGCGAGTTAATGGTGGTACAAACGGTCTGGAAGATAGAATTGTTCAAACTCAAGTAATGTTCAAAGCTTTGGGGTTGGCTTAAATGTCAGACGACTATGCAAAAATCGAACGCAATAAATCCACCCTGGCAAGTGTTGAAGAGGTTGGACAATCTGCGGTTGATACTGCTTTAAAGAATCTTCATACTTGCTTGCCCGGGATTATACATTCTTATAATGCGACAAAACAGACTGCGGAAGTACAACCTGCCATCAAGCGGATTTTTACAGAGAAGGGCGCGGTTAATTTGCCTCTTTGCGTTGATGTGCCCGTTGTGTTTCCTGGCGGGGGTAATTTCTACCTTACTTTTCCTATCATTGCTGGTGATGAGTGCCTCTTAATATTTTCCGAAAGGTGCATAGATGGTTGGGCAATTGATGGGGTTATTAGTGAACCGGAAGATTACAGGCAACACGACCTATCAGATGGGTTTGCATTTGTGGGGGTTAATTCCCAACCTAACAAATTAGCAGGGGTTTCAACTGC